TTCAATCGGAGCTCGCCACAAAAGGGACAGAGTTTGGATCATTGGAAGAGACATGGGCGACCCCGAATACAATGGATCATCTGCCACCGAGATCGGAGGAGGCAACGAGGAAATTGCAGAACGGACACAGAAAGGGGAGAAAGCGACCAAGCAATTTAAGGGAGCAAGTAGACCCGAACACAGTCAAACTATATCCAACTCCGAGAGCCTCGGATGTGGAGGGGGGAATGGCGAGCAATGTGGAACTGAACAACGGAAGATTCTCGAGGACGAACAAGGACGGAGTTCGTTGGGGAGTAAAGTTGAGGGATGCCGTGAATCACATGGAAACCTTTCCGACACCAAGAGCGAGCGAATACAAAGACTGTGGAGCAGTTGGGAGCAAGAGTCAGATACACATGGACAATCGGTCATATCTGTGTGCCAAGGTGAAAGATCCCCAGAAACCATCTGGAAAGTTGAACCCCGAGTGGACAGAGTGGTTGATGGGTTACCCAAAAGGGTGGACAGAATTAAAGGACTAGGTAATGCGATTGTACCTCAGAATGCAATGATAATAGCGAATGCAATAGAAAAGAGTTTATAAGTTTCGTGGTAGGCATCGCCTCCTTACAAGTGCGATGATGGAATATCGTTTCTTCAATGTCTTAGATGTCTTAATAAATAAGAACCCACAATAATTCATGGCTTTTTATTAAGGGTAATGTTGGATGCCGTAATGTAATGCATACAAAATCTAAGAAAATCCATCACATCCTATACTTTTATAGGATATTATGTAATACTAAAAGAAAAGGAGATTGTAATGGAAGAAACACATTTACAAGAAACTCAATTAGAGTATGAGCCAATCCACAAGACGGATATTTCTTGGGAGCAAGCCGTAACAAAAATAGAGAATATTCTCAATGATGTGTGTAGCGAATATGAAAAAGATGGACATCCATATTATGCAGATGTCCTCAGACTTCATTGGAGAAGAATCTTAAAAGGATAGTTATGTTTAAAGCTATGTTATTAATCTGCTCCTTGGTTCATGGATCGGGAGACGAGAGGAGTTGTTTCGAAATACATGATACAGTTGCTCCTTACGGATACACAACCGAGAAAAAATGCAGAGTTAGAGTCAAGGAGATGGCAGATATGATAACATCAATAGTTCCGTATCCACATACGATTAAATATAAGTGCGAAAACAAGACAAGGAGCACAAGCATTGAAAAAAAGAATATTCAATAATTTTGCCGAGAGGACGGCAAGACACGAGATAACAAAAATATGTAAGGAGTTACAGAAAGCGAATAAAAAGAAAGAAGACGACACATGGTTTGAGGATGATCCAAGAGCCGTGAAAGAAGAAGACTATGGCCGTGTATACCATGAACCTACGATTCAACCTTTCACGGGTGGTTACTCTATGCTAGCTGATATTATGGACAAGGGTGGGAATAATCATTTAAGGTATACTGCCAAGCATGGATCGGCAAGAGATGGTGTGAGGTACAGATATAAAAAGAGGCAGAAATGAATTGTTTGAAATGTAATAGTAGCACATCTGTTGTAGATAGCCGACCTCAAGAAACATCTGCGATTAAAAGAAGACGTAAATGTAATTCTTGTGGTTATAGATTTAGTACGATTGAACAAGTTTTAACGAAAAAAACTGTTGTAAAAAAAGTTACTGTAAAAGAAACAGTAAAGATAAGAAAACCTAAAGTTAAGCCTCGTGATCCTTTTAGTGATCCTGCCTATTTAGATTCATTGAGCGACTACGAGCTTGAACAATTAATAGGATCAGATAATTTTGGAGAAGAGCTATGCGACTTATAGATTCTTTAATAAAAAGATTTGAAGAAGAAGCCGTTGAGTTTGCATCGGCAGGTATGGAAGACGAGGCAAAAGATGCTAGAAGATTAGCTAGCAAATACCTTGAGATGAAGTACAATGGGCACACACATTCACTTAGATCGGAGATAAATGAAAAATGGAAAAAGAAGTAAATTATGAATGGGAAAAAGAAGAAGTTAAAACACATTGTTCGCCGAGATGTCCCAGATGTCAAGGAACACTACAGACTGTTAACATACATGGTCATGAGCAATGTGTTTTGTGCCATAGTATTGTGGACGATTGTTGCCAAGGTTCTCAGTTAAAATGAGTGACAATGTAATAAAGTTTCCTTATAAAATAAGGAAAACAGTTAAACCCGTACCTAGAGTATGTGAGTTGGCTGCTGAACAATTTGAACAGATTGTAGTCTTAGGAACTAGTAAAGAAGATAATATGGTTCAAATGATCACAACAATGAAAGATCCAGCCGAGGTGCTATGGCATCTCGAGTCTGCAAGATTCGCAATCATGCAAGGGCTAGAAGAGGAGGAGAGTGATGGATAAAAAGAATGAAAAAAAAGTACACTCTGAAGGTAGAGATAACATCATCCCTTTTCCCAAACCACCCCCACCTAGCCGTGGCCGTGGCAAAGAGGATGTGGGAAGTGGGGAGAGATACACAATCCATTTCGAGCCACATTGGGACACCGATGAAGACGATCCTCCAGATAGCAAGGCTTGAAGAATGGAAGAGAAAGAAAAGAAATTATCTTGAGGGGTCTGGTGGCTATTGGGGACCTTTCCTAACAACTGAAGAAGAAAGAGAGTTACCAGAGTCAGATTGGTCAGGCACAGATCATCCTGATGCAATCAAGCCCGAAGAACCATACCGAGGAAAGATAGCAGAAACAAGATCAGCTAGTTCAACATTAATTTGGTTTGACGAAATGTAAAACAATAAGAGGGGAACAAATGTTTAATTACAAGACGAAGCCGTATGCTCATCAAAAAGAAGCTTTGTTTAGAAGCTTTGCTAGTAAGAATTATGCATATTTTATGGAGATGGGGTGTGGTAAATCCAAAGTATTAATTGATAACATCACCTGGTTATATGAGAATAAAAAAATAGACACAGCTATTATATTAGCACCGAAAGGTGTGTACATGAATTGGAAAAACTCAGAAATTCCAACTCACTTGCCTGACAATGTGGAAAAAAATGTATATGTTTGGAAAGCTAGTGCTAACAAAACAGAGAAAGTTGTTTTAGAAGAAGGTGTAAAAACCAGGGACAAACTAAGAGTTCTATTGGTAAATGTAGAAGCCTTTGCTACAGCAAAAGTGATAAGATATTTAGATGCTTTTATACACAGAAGTGATTTTCTATTGGCCGTAGACGAATCAACAACAATTAAAAATATAAAAGCTAAAAGAACTAAAGCCGTATTGAGAATAGGAGAGTCAGCTAAATATAAAAGAATACTCACAGGATCTCCGATAACACAATCTCCTATGGATTTATATTCTCAATGTGCTTTTTTAGATAAAGACTTATTAGGATTTGATAGTTATTGGTCTTTTCAAGGCCGTTATGCCATCATTCGACAAACAAGAATGGGTAATCATAGTTTTCAACAAGTTGTTGGATTTAGAAATTTAGAAGAACTAACAGATAAATTACATAGATTTGCTTATAGAGTTACAAAAGAAGAAGCATTAGATTTACCCGAGAAAATTTACACAACAAGACATGTTAATTTAACTTCGGATCAAATCAAACATTATAACAGTATGAAAGATAGTGCCGTGGCTTTTCTTGAAGGTGGCGACATGGTTACCGCACCCGAGGTCATGACTCGTTTACTTAGGCTTCAACAACTATTGTGTGGGTACCTTGTAACAGATGATGGAGAAACTGTTGAGATAGCCAACCATAGAATAGATGCTATGCTTGCCACTATAGAAGAAATGGATGGCAAAGTAATTATTTGGTCAAGATTCAGACATGATATAAAAAAGATAAAGAAAGCTTTAGATAAAGCCTATGGATCGGGCACCGTGGTCACATATTATGGGGACACTTCACAAGAAGATAGAGACAAGGCCATTGACAGATTTCAAAATGATAAAGAGACAAGGTTCTTTGTGGGTAATGCACAAACAGCGGGAAGAGGTTTAACACTTACTGCAGCCACGAATGTTATTTATTATTCAAATGATTTTAATCTTGAGACAAGAATACAATCAGAAGATAGATGTCATAGAATAGGACAGACAAGTAAAGTTTTGTATGTTGATTTAGTTGTTCCTGATAGTATTGATGTGCACATTGTTAAAGTATTACAATCAAAAATTACTTTAGCGGGAAGAACATTAGGAGAAGAAGCACGAGAATGGTTAAAAGTATCACCGAAGAGGAATGATTAATGATAAGAGCAGAAAAATTAACAGGTACGGCAGGAGAACTTTTTACAGCCTTTGAACTTACAATGTTAGGTATTGAATGTGATTTAATAAAACAAGATGGTACTGATGTTGTTGCGGTAAAAGGAGATGGTGTGCTGTTGGCTCAACGAATAGAAGTGAAGACAGCAACTTCAGTTGACAAGAAAAAATGCTATTGTTTTTCGACATCAAAAGGTAAACCCAAAAGACCTTACACTAAATTTGATTGCGATATAATAGCTTTGGTCGCTTTACCCCAAAGAAACATACAATTTATGAGTGTAGCATCTTTACCAGGACTAACCAAGAAAGTTCACATAGACACATTTGAATATGACAAAGACTTGATAAAAAGGTCTTGGAATTATGCTTTAGAAAAAAGTATGATTGAATGTAAGAAAATCTTTGACAATATGGAAAAAAATAGGCATAACTAAGAAAAGGGAGAACAAAATGGATCCAGATAGATGGAAATCAGTAGCAGTACCAATCAAAACTTGGGACATGCTAAAAGAATTGTCGGAAGACAATGATAGATCAATAGGTGGTCAAATATCTTTTCTCACAAAGCAAGAATATATGTGGAAAAAGAGTCAGACTAATTCTATTGACAAACAAAAAGCTAGGGTGTAGAACCTTAGAACCAATACCGAAGGGTATAAACTTTAACGTAGAAGGAGAGAACGATGAGTGATGTGTTTTCACTATTCGAAGAAGAGGCAGCTAACCCTCAAGCATTTAATAAAGTTAGCGAAGGAGAGACTTCAAAGCTCTCTACATTGATAAGGCAATCCATTGATCTCGATAAAGAGATTAAGGATGCCGAACAACATCTCAAAGATTTACAACAAAGAAAAAGAACTGTTGATGAGGAAGACATTCCATCATTAATGGAGACACTCGGAGTTGAAAGTCTAACTGTTGATGGCAACAAAGTTTCTATTGATAAATATGTATCGGCAAGAATACCTGACGATAAGAAGGATGAAGCATTTAGTTTTATTCGTTCTATTGGCGAGGGCGATATTATCAAGAACGAAGTTGTTGTCGGCTTTGGTATGGGTCAAGACAATGTAGCGGGAGCCGTGGTTGATGATTTACGCAATCAAGGTTTAGCACCTGCTCAAAAGACTCATATTCATCCAATGACATTAAGAACTTGGGCGAAGAACCGAATAGAGAATAATCAAGAAATTGACTTTGATACTTTCGGAATATATGTAGGCAATCGTGCAAAAATAAAGGGAGCAAAATAATGGCTAATGCAGTTGCAGAAAAGAAGGCTACGGAAGTAGCACCATCCAACCTATCTTCTTTATTAGAGGAAGAGGCGGGAGCAGGACTTGAGAATTTTACTACGGAAGATATGCAAATACCTTTTATAAGGATATTACAAGCATTATCTCCACAGTTAAATAAACAAGATTCTATGTACATCAAAGGTGCTGAACAAGGAGATATATTTAATACAGTATCTCAAACAGTATATAGGGCGGACGAAGGTGTGCTTGTTGTACCTTGTTTCTTTGAGAAGAAGTTCTTGGAGTTTGCACTTAGATCAAGTGGTGGTGGTTTTATAAGAGAACTATCAGCAGATGATAAAGACATTACTCTTACAACTCGTGAGGGGGCAGCAGAAATACTGCCTTCGGGTAATGAACTCGTAAGAACCCATCAGCATGTTGTGATGGCTATGGATCCCGAAACTAAACTCGGATCTCCTGCCATTCTTGATATGAAGAAGACACAGTTAAAAGTGTCTCGTAGATGGAATACTGTTAAGAACGGCATAAGATTACCTTCGGGTAAGCCAATGCCACTATACGGAACTGCATGGAGTATTCAAACTATTGCAGAAAGCAACGATCAAGGTAGTTGGTATAACTATAAGATTGAAAGAGTAACTGAGATAACAAAAGAACTAGAGACTATGATGTTAGAAGCTAGAACTATGTATCAAAGTTTTAGAAAAGGGGAGATTAAAACGGCTTCCGCACCTGCTGACGAAATGCAAAGTGCACAGAAGGATGATGAAGTACCGTTTTAATTAGTAAGGGCCGTGGCTACTCCTCCAAGTCACGGCTCTTTTTTTATGGAGTGAAGAGTGAATTTAGCAGAAGAATTATTAGAGGCCTTTATTGGGTTTAGTACGGCTCATGGTCAAACAGAAGTATCGCAAGAACGTACCGCAGGTAAACAAAAAGCAAAATCATTTATAGTAAGAAACCCTCTTACATTACAATTAATAGAGGGTCACATCAACGGCAAAAAAGGTGTCGGTGCTATCCCTATTAATGAAGAAAACAAATGTAGGTTTGGTGCTTTGGATATAGATGAGTATCCATTAGAACATAATAAATTAATAGACAAATTAGAGGAACTCAAAGTTCCGTGTATCGTGTGCCGTAGTAAATCAGGTGGTGCACATATATTCTTTTTCTTTAAGGAGTGGATGAATGCAGGAGATTTCAGAGACAAGGCTGCAGAAATTTCTTCTGCACTTGGTCATGGCAGGTGCGAAATATTCCCAAAACAAGAACAGATTCTTGTCGAAAGGGGTGATGTTGGCAACTTTATCAATTTACCGTATTTTGATTCAGAGCAAACTCTACGATATGCGATCATCCGAAGAGAGGGAACTTATGTCGAGGCATCGTTGTCGGAATTCATTGAAGAGATACAAAAGGTCAAGACCTTACCGAAGGACTTTTTAACTCTGCCTATAGGTGGACCTGTAGACCTTTTACCAAATTATATACCTTGCCTTAGAACTAAGTTAGCTATTGGTGTATTTGAGGGAGAAAGAAATAGAACTGCTTTTCAACTAGGTGTATTCCTACAAAGGCTTGATCCTGGTAATTGGAAAACAAAATTTGAAGAGCACAATGTAAGAGATTTTCATCCACCTTTATCTGCATCAGAAGTTGTAGCCATACAAAATACTTTAGAGAAAAAAGAATATCAGTACTTATGTAAAGAAGAACCTATGGCCTCGCATTGTAATCAAGGTGTGTGTAGAACAATGAAGTTAGGTATTGGTGCCACATCGATGCCAAGCATAAGTGGGTTGTCTGTGATTTTATCAGAGCCAAGACTATGGTTCGTGGATATAGGTGGGCAAAGACTAGAAATAACTACAGAAGAATTGCAAGCACCACGACTCTTTCAACGAGCATGTATGGAGCAATTAAAGGTAATGCCACCTAAATTAAAAGATGCGGATTGGGAAGTGACTGTTAATGATTTAATGGAAAAATGTAATGAGATACAAGTTCCCGAAGAGTTGACATACAAAGGACAATTTATTTCTATTCTTGAGTCTTATTGTACAGGTCGAATACAAGCACAAACATTTGAAGAAATTATGTTAGGCAAACCTTATACAGAAGCAGAGGAAGCTAAAACTTATTTCAGATTAGATTCTCTTATGGATTTTATGAGACAGAAGAAGTTTGATTCTTACACGAGAGCACAAGTTCAAGAAAGATTAAAGGAAATGAACAACGAAGAAAGTTCTATAGTTAAAACATTTAAAACATCTTCTGGTAAATGGAAATCTGTAAGGGTTTGGTGGATCCCTGAGTTTGCTTCTGAGGTTGAAGTTAGTGAGATAGCTATAGAAAAAGAAGAGGCTCCTTTCTGATGGAAACAACAATATTCGGGCCACCAGGCACAGGTAAAACAACTAGTTTAATTAATTTAGTTAAAAACAAAATAGCAGACGGAATGGATCCTACCAAGATAGCTTTCATGTCTTTTAGTCGTAAGGCTGCAACAGAAGCAAAAGATAGGGCTACACTAGAATTAAGTTTAGATAAAGAACAAATGATTTATTTTAGAACCTTACATTCTTTGGCTTTTACATGGTTAGGCCTAGATGTTAAAAAAGTTTTTAAAGGATCAGACTATAATGAATTAGGTAATTTAGTAGGTTTAGAATTTAGAAGTAATCCAACAGTAGGTTTAGAAGATGGGCCTTTGTTTCAAATTGGGGCAGGTGGCGATAAATATATGTCAGTCATACAAATGGCTCGTGTTAGAGAAGTGACTTTAGAAGAACAATTTAATGATACTTGGGATCACACCTTGCATTGGCAACAATTAAAAAACTTAGCTAAAGCATATAGTGATTATAAAGAAGCAAAGAATAAACTAGATTTTGTTGATATGATAGAGAAGTTTATCGAAGAAGGTACAAGTCCAAAATTTGATTTACTTATAATAGATGAAGCACAAGATTTAGCTCCACTGCAATGGCGAATGGTTAAGGAAATTTTAGTTCCGAACTCCAAAGAAATTTATTATGCAGGAGATGATGACCAAGCCATATATACCTGGATGGGTGTAAAAGTTGATGATTTTTTAAATGCTTCTAAAAATAAATTAGTGTTAAATAAATCGTATCGTGTGCCGAGTGCCGTGCACGAGTTTTCACAAAACCTCATAAAAAAAGTCTCTATCAGACAATTAAAAGAATGGCAACCCACTAAAAAAGATGGCACTATAGAATGGCATCGAGATATACTTGATGTAGATCTAACTAGTGGCGAATGGTTGATACTTGCGAGAACTAATTATATCACAAATAAAATATGTACTCGTCTCAAAGAAGAAGGCTATCTCTATTGGAGAGAAGGCACTGGTTGGTCTATTTCCCCAAATGTACTTAACGGAATAGAGGTATGGCTTAAACTATGCAAAAACCAAAGCTTGTCTACATCAGAACTGAAGAATTTTGCGAAACTATTGAACCCGAATATTATCACGAAATCTGGGAGAAAAAGATTCTCTCATTTAGATCCCGAACAAACTTATACTCTAAAAGAAATTATAGAGAAATGCAATTTGACCGCATCACACGAGACTCCGTGGCAGAATGTGTTGAAAGTATCGGATCAAGAGACGGCCTATATAATGTCAGCGAGGAGACGAGGGGAGAGAATACTGACGGGGACTCCGAGGATTCGGATATCGACAATACACAAAGCCAAAGGTGGAGAGGCGGATAACGTAGCTCTACTTCTTGACTCCACTAAAGCCTGTGTAGAAAGCTTAGACCAAGATTCTGAGACAAGAATTTTTTATGTCGGAGCAACTCGTGCTAAACAATCATTACATTTAATAGAATCAACAACTAAGTATGGATTTAATACATGAAAAAAGATAGAGAATTTTTCTTACGAGAAGCAGAGAAACTTATCAATGGACAGAGAGCCAAGGAATATGGACCTGCTAAAAAGAATCATCAACGTATAGCTGATATATGGACTATATTGTTAGATAAAAAATTAAATGGTGCAATTACTCCAGAGGAAGTTGTGGCTTGTATGATTGGTGTTAAGGTAGCGAGACTTGCTGAAGACATATCAAAGGACGATTCGTGGACAGATGTTATTGGTTATGCGGCACTAGGTGGAGAAATTATTAATGACAAATCATGATCAATATCATTTTTTAGACCAAGACATAAAAGATATGTCTTGGGGAAACATAGATTCTGACTGGACTCCTCCTCAAACCTTTCCAGATTTATCTCAATACGAAACAGTTTCAATAGACTTAGAAACAAAAGATACAAATCTATTAACACTTGGTCCTGGTTGGACAAGAAAAGATGGGTATGTGATAGGTGTTGCAGTTGCAGCGGGAGAAAGCTCTTGGTATTTTCCTGTTGCACACAAATCTGGTAACATGTCAAAAAACATAGTTTATAAATGGCTACAAAAATTATGTAATGATGAAAAAATAACTAAAGTATTTCATAATGCTTTGTATGATTTAGGTTGGCTTAGAGCAGAAGGTATAGAGGTTAAAGGTAAAATAATAGATACCATGATTGCGGCACCTTTGCTGGATGAAAATAGAAAATGGTATAATCTTAATTCTCTTGCTCGTGACTATTTAGGTGAGTTTAAAGATGAAAAACTTTTAAAGTCAGCAGCGGATGAGTTTGGTGTTGATCCTAAATCTGGTATGTGGCAGTTGCCTCCTAGATATGTAGGTAAGTATGCCGAGCAAGATGCTTTGATAACTTTAAAACTTTGGGATAATCTTAGAAAGAAAATAACTCAAGAAGAATGTTCAAGTATCTTTGAGTTAGAGATAGATCTACTACCTGTACTTTTTGAAATGAAAACAAAAGGTGTTCGTGTTGATGTAGAGAAAGCAAATAAAACTAAAAAAGAACTAACTAAACTTGAGAAATCACTTATAGATGAAATAGTCAAGGAAACTGGAGTCACGGTTGAACCGTGGGTCGCCACATCTGTAGCAAAAGTCTTTGACGCTGTAGGACTTCCTTATTCTCGCACAGAGAAGTCTGGGGCACCCATGTTTACAAAACAATTTCTTGCGAATAATACTCATCCTATTGCACAAAAAATTATAAAAATTAGAGAAATAAACAAAGCTAATACAACTTTTGTTGATACAATCCTTGAGCATTCTCATAATGGTAGAATACATTGTGATTTTCACTCCTTACGATCAGATGGTGGTGGAACTGTTACTGGACGTTTTAGTTCAAGTAACCCCAATTTGCAACAGATTCCTGCACGAGATCCTGAGATTAAAAAATTAATTCGTGGTTTGTTTATCCCGGAGGAGGGCCACAAATGGGGTTCATTTGATTATGCATCACAAGAACCAAGATGGCTAGTGCATTATTGTGCTACCTTGACGGGTGTTGATAAACATCCTCAAATAGATGACGTTGTTAAGATGTATCATGAAGGTAATGCTGACTTTCATCAGATGGTTGCAGATATGGCCAACATACCAAGAAAGCAAGCTAAGACAGTTAATCTTGGTATTATGTATGGAATGGGTAAAGCAAAACTTGCTAATGTTATGGATATAGAAATAGAAGAAGCAGAAAAATTATTGAATACATATAATCAGAAAGTACCTTTTTTGAGATCTTTATCCGAAAAAGCCATGGATCGTGCAGCGAGCACTGGTGTTATACGAACTTGGTTAGGACGTAAATGTAGATTTGATATGTACGAGCCTGTGTCTTATGGTTTCAATAAAGCATTACCAATGAAAGAAGCTATCAAAGAATATGGAGAGAAAGGTCGAGTGAGAAGAGCCTTTACATATAAGGCCTTGAATAGATTGATCCAAGGTTCAAGTGCTGATCAAACAAAGAAAGCTATGGTCGAGTGCTATAAGGAAGGGCTGTGTCCTGTGTTGAC